GGGGTGGAGTTGAGTTTGGATCTAATAAGTTCAAGCAGTTCCCTACATATTCAGGACGGCAAGGCAGAGGTTCAAGAGGTTGGTTCATCTATCCAACCCTTCGCAAAATTCAGCCTGAATTGATTAACAAATGGGAACAGGCTTTTAATCGCATTATTAAGGAATGGGTCTAATGGCAACCGGTAATCGCACATTAAAGTTATCAATCCTTGCCGATGTTGATGACTTAAAAAAGAAGCTAGGCGAAGCCGACAAAGCGGTCGAAAGTAATTCAAGCAAGATTTCAGAGTTTGGCAAGAAGGCTGCTGCTGCATTCGCAGTCGCTGCTGCTGCTGCCGTTGCCTATGGCACTAAATTAGCCGTTGATGGGGTCAAGGCTGCCATTGAGGATGAGGCTGCACAGTTAAGGTTGGCTGCTGCTCTACGCACCGCCACAGGGGCTACTGAGGATCAAATTGCAGCAACTGAGGCTTATATCCTTAAAACATCTTTAGCAACTGGCGTCGCTGATGACCAACTGCGTCCAGCGTTACAAAGATTAGCAGTTTCGACAAAAGATACTGAGGAAGCACAAAAACTTTTAAACCTATCTTTGGATATTGCCAAAGGTCGAGGATTAGAACTTGAAACTGTTGCCAATGCTTTAGGCAGGGCTCAGGATGGAAACACCACAGCTCTAGGCAGATTGGGACTTGGATTATCTAAAGCAGAATTATCAACCCTTTCATTTACCCAAGTTCAGGCAAAATTATCAAATCTTTATGGTGGAGCAGCAGCTGCTAACGCTGAAACATTTCAAGGCAAAATTGATCGCTTAAAAGTAGGATTTGATGAAGCCAAAGAATCCTTGGGTGTTGCATTACTTCCAGCGGTTGAAAGTTTTATTGGATTCTTAAATGAAACAGGCATACCAACCCTAAATGCGTTTATTGCAGGATTGACTGGCGATCAAGGATTAAGTGCAGGATTAGCCCAAAGCCAAAAGGGTGCTGAAACATTTGGCAAAGCAATTGGCGGACTCGCAGATATATTAAAAGGATTTATTAATTTCGTTCGAGAAGTAGTCGGTGGATTGACCGAACTAGCTAATCAAGCAATTCGATTTGCTAACCTTGCTAAACCCGGAGCAGATATTGGTTACATCCCAAATATTTCTCCAAGTGCAAGTCAGGCTGGAATGTTAGGCGCAGCACCATTGCCAGCAGTTCCAGCAAACACTAGAGAAAGCCGAACACCAACTGTTAATAACATTACAGTTCAAGCGGTAGATTCTGAGGGCGCTGCTAGGGCAGTCGCTAAGGTCATTAATCAGAGTTCATCAAGATCAGTTCCACAGCTGTATAACAGCGGCATCACTAGAGCGAGATAATGTCAGTCTTTACGCCTGAATATAAGTTAAGCATCAATGGTGTGGAATACACCGATGTCGCTATTTCTGATATTGCTCATCAAGCAGGGCGTGAGGATATTTACGCACAGCCAACGCCATCTTATATTCAAATCGCATTAATGGCTTTGAATAATGAAAACTACAATTTCCAAATTAATGACGGAATAGCACTACAGGTCAAAGATAGCACCAATGTTTTTAGGACTTTATTTGGTGGCAACATTACGGACATCACCACCGAGGTTGCATCAGCTAGTAGCGTTGCAGAAACCTTTACTTATACAATCCTTGCATTAGGTTCATTGGCTAAACTGCCAAAGGTTATTTATGACGGCACATTGGCTAGAGATGATGATGGCGACCAGATATATGAATTGCTATCTGATTTATTTTTAAACAACTGGAACGAAGTGCCAGCAGCTGAAACTTGGTCAGGTTATGACCCAACAATTACTTGGGCAAATGCTGAAAATATAGGACTTGGCGAGATCGATCGCCCTGGAGTTTATGAAATATCAAATCGAGGCGCAGACCCAGATACTGTCTATAACATTGCAAGCCTTATTGCCGACAGCGCATTTGGTGTTTTGTATGAGGATAACGAAGGTCGAATTGGATATGCCGACGCTTTACATAGACAGAATTACCTTGCCAACAATGGCTACACAGAGATTTCAGCAAACACAGCCTTTGGAGCAGGATTAAAGGTTTTGACTAGGGGTGCGGATGTTCGCAACGATGTATTCCTCAATTATGGCAACAATTTTGGTTCACAGGTAAGCGCAATTGATTTGGACAGTATTGAGGTATTTGGTTACCGAGGCGAAACGATCAATACAGTTTTGCACGATGCAACCGATGCACAAGCTGTGGCTAATCGGTTTATATCTTTAAGATCCTATCCAAGAGCCTTATTTGACAGCATTACATTTCCATTGACTAACTCAGCCATTGATGATGCAGACCGAGATGCCTTGCTTGGTATCTTTGTGGGTCAGCCGATGCGAATAACAGACTTGCCTGTCCAGATAGCCCCAACTCAACAGTTTGAGGGTTATGTTGAAGGCTGGCGTTGGAGCACTAGATTCAACGAATTATTTTTAACCATAAATCTGAGCCCGATCGAGTTCTCCCAAGTTGCAGTTCAATGGGAACAAGTATCAGCCTCAGAGGCTTGGAACACTCTAAGTGGTACACTAACATGGGAAAATGCGATTGGAGCAGTAGCCTAATATGGCAAACACAACTTATTTTGGATGGGAAACACCGGATGACACCGATCTGGTTAAGGATGGCGCAGCTGCTATCCGCACACTTGGTCAAGCAATTGATACTTCTATGCAAGATCTTGAAGGTGGCACGACTGGTCAGATATTGTCAAAGAATTCAAATGCTGACATGGATTTTGTTTGGGTTACAAATGATGTTGGTGATATAACCGAAGTTGTTGCAGGAACAGGATTAAGCGGTGGCGGTTCATCCGGATCAGTTACATTAACAAACACAGTTGCAACAGAGTTTGATGCAAAAGGTGATTTGGTTGTTGGAACTGGTGCAGATACTTTTGACAAGTTATCTGCTGGAACTAATGATCACAGGCTGGTTGCAGCAAGTGGTGAAACAACTGGCTTGAAATATGTTGCAGATACCCAAAACACAGTTATTGATGCCGAAGGTGATTTATTAGTTGGCGATGCTGCTGATGCTGTTCAGAGATTAGCCATTGGATCAAATGGAAATGTTTTAACAGTCGACACAGCCGTTGATGGAAAAATCAAGTGGGCTGCACCTGCTGGTGGTGGTGGTATGGATTTAGTAAAAACTCAAACTATTGGCTCAGGAGTTACAACTGTAACTGTTAGTGACGCTTTTAGTGCAACCTATGATAGTTATTTAATAACAATAAATGGTGGAGTTGGTTCAGGTGCAGCAAACCGACTTGAAATGACATTAGGTGCAAGCACAACGGCTTATTATGCAACTGGGCATTCCATATCTTATTCAGCAGGAACTGTGACAGTTAGAAATTCTAGTAATGGTGCGAGTTGGACGCATGCCGCAACTTACTCAGCCAATGCAATAAATGGTAAAATATTTTTACAAAATCCTTTTTTATCTAAATATACATTTATGAGCAATTCATTTACTTATCTTGATACTGGTGAAGGTGGAGGATACATCAACGGCTTTCATGGAGTTGCTACTTCATATACTGCTTTTACTATTGCAACGACTGGCGGCGCAACATTAACAGGTGGAACAATACGAGTCTATGGATTGAAGGCATCATAATGACAAAATTACAAATACAAATAGATGATTTAGTGCGTGATATGACAGATGAAGAAGAAGAAAATTATTACGCAAAAGAATTACAAAGTCAGGCGCAAGAACAAGCAAAGGCAGAAGCCAAAGCAGCAGCCCAAGCAAAACTTGCAGCACTTGGTTTAAGTGTTGAGGATTTACAGGCTTTAGGTCTTTAGCATAATCTTGAGGAATTGTGCCGATGAAACTTTACCTATCTAAAGCAGCTGTGCAATTACGGGAGCAGATCGATGATTCATTCCCAGAGCGTAGCCGTAAATCTGATGGGTGGATTGGTGATGCTAGACATAGCACACGAAAAAGCGATCACAACCCAGACACAAATGGATGCGTGCGAGCAATTGATATTGACGCTCGGCTTTCTGACGACAAAGGGCTTTCAG